ATTATTACTAAAGCACCTATAGAAACAAATTTTAAAACTTTAAATATTTCATATTCTTTCTTAGGGCTTCTCCCTTGGTTACTTCTATATTGTCTCATAACTCTTTCTCTTTGTAGTTTTGTATATTCTTTATTACTCATTTAAAAATAATATTTTAAATATTCTATATATTAATTTCACACAAGACAATAAACCTACAGAACAAAAAGTAAAAGCAAATATTATAGTAGTGAATTGAATTACAATTGCTGCCCAATTGCTTAAAAAGTTATCTAATTTTTCTTTAGTCATATTTATTTTTTTTGAGTTAAGTTAGGTAATCCCCATTCATTGTAGGTAAGTTCTAAATCTAAAGGAACTCCACAATCTTCTCCCTCACAATTAAAATTATCTTGAGGGTTATCATATCCACATAAAGAACATATATTTTTTTTTGTCATTATGAAACTTTAAAAGTTTGAGGACATTCTTTTACAAAATACTTTGCATTAGGTAAATCCTTATTTGCATATTCACAAATTAATTTTGCTAGTTTATCTTGCATTTCAAAAAGCTCATCTTGGTGTATCATATCACATAGGAAAAAATTGTCTCCTAATATTTTTGCCATTTTAGTTATAAAAGTTTTATTCATTTTAATTAATTTAAGTTANAGAAATTTTGATTTGTCTTTGAGTAGGTGCTTTCATAATACACCTTTTTGCTATTGTAGGATAACTCCTTTATTGCCTCGTTAGGTTTCGCTTTGACCTTTGCTCACTCTACCACTCCGAATATTTTGGGGAGTTTTACTTTAACAATAATATAAAGTTACAAAAAGTTATGCACATTTCCAAATCATTTCCAAAAATCTACATTGCCACACTTAGGACAATAGAAACAAAAACCATTTTGAAGAGAACCTGTTGGAGTCATTTGTATATTACAAGACCTACAGGTTTTACCTAATTGCGTATTTTCCATAATTAGGTCTAGCTATCTTATTATAAATTCCGTAACGTAAAGCATCACAAAAATGATTGAATTTATCCTGGGGTTGGTTTAGAATATTTCCATTTTTATCTTCTTTCCATTTGTAGTTTCTAAATTCTTTTACAGCATTAGTAGAGTTTTTAGTTATATGAATTGTATATCTTTTTAACATATCAATCCCTATGTTAATAGAGTCTCTACCTTTTGTACTAGGTTTTATATTCCAGCCGTATCTATGGAGTTCGTCAATAGTCTTAGGCTCTGCAGAGTCTGCAAAGATTTCATCACGTCTACCTATACCTAAACTTAATAACTCGTTATGTATATCTCTATTAGTCATTCCTGTCCTATAGAATAACTCCTCGCAGTATATATTAGTATCGTGTAAGTAAATTTTACACAAAACTGAAGGATCATTCGAAAAGCCAAAATCCATTCCTAGACTTATAAACTTAGCATTTTCTGGAACTCTTTCTATTTCTCTATATTCAAATATTGTAGACTTGGATTGACCAATTTCTCCAAGTCCATATATCCTCCAATAATTCTCATCTGTATATTGAAGTCTTTCTATTTCTTTTACAATAGACTCCTCTAGGAATTTATTATCTTTATATGTAGTCCTATAAAAATCAGCATCTTCTCTAGTTTTTACTTTGTCATATATCCAATGAAACTCATCACTAGGGTTATAGTCTAGTATTACTCGTCCAATAGTTCTAAATATTAACTGATTCCAGTCTTCCCAGAAAAGTTCATTTGCTTCATTAATAAAAAGTAAATCACGCTTTCTCCCTCTTACTTTAGTTGGAGAATCTAAACTAATAAACTCTATTAGGTTTCCATTTAATTTGTATTCGCTACTTGTCTTATTGTGGTCAAGCTCATTATAAAGATTATTGACTTTAAGTATCTCAAAGAAATCTCTCATTGCAGATGTCCTAAGTGCAGGAAAAGTTTTTCTACATACACTTACTATTTTATTCTTATTTCTTAAACAATAACCAAAGACAATCCACATTAAAATATTATAAGTCTTCCCACTACGAGATCCTCCCTGCTCTATTATGATTTTCTTTGGACTAGTCTCTAAGTGTTTCCAAACTACATTTGTTTTTATATCTCTCACTCAATTACTTCAATTCTAAATTCTTTATTCTCTCCAGTATCAATTTCTTGTCTAGGAACATAGCCACGAAGTTTGCCAATAGTCTTTAAATAAAATATTATAGAAGTTTCCTTTTCTGCTTTTATACAATCAAATAGCTTAGACTCTACAAAATCTATAGAAGCATTTCTAATGTCATCTACTTTTAGTTTATACTCCTCATCTTCATTAAGCCATCTATAATGAGTCCTTCGGTTTATTCCTACCTTTTGCGAAGCAAAGGAGACAATACCTAATGAATCGTCTAGAGCTTCTAACATCTTCTCTTTATTATTATTTGTTTTATCTAGCATTATATTTCTTTTTATATTGAGACATTTGGGACATCTCGCTACTAATATAACGTTAAAATATTTAGTTTTATAAAGTGTTTACAAAAGATTTTTCTTTAACCTCTTCTTTTTTAGCTAGTAAACTTAGGAAATCACTTAGCTTATTATAAGACTCCTCATCGTTTAGCATAGCTATTTTTTTCATTAGGCATAATAGTTTTTCTTGGGAAATAGTTTTAGACTTTATAATAGCTAACCAGGAGTTGAACTCTGGTCTTCTTAAACATATTTCTTTAAAGAGGTTTACTCTATAATAAATATTAGTATGGTCTGAAGTTTTACCATTGTTTATATAAAATTCTGCAATAGATTGATAAGTTTTGTCTTTTACCTCTCTCATTATATAATCAAAAAAGGCTCTAGCATCTACGTGACTTTGGGTTCTACGATTCTCGAATATATTAATTTGGGTTAAATTCATTACTAAATTTGCTATTCTATCATATTCATTCATAATATAAAGTTTTATATTTATTAGCTATAGATTCTACTACGTCAACTGTAACAGCATTCCCACACATCTTATATCTTTGAGAATCTGAAATCAATCCCTCCACTCCATTTTTAGTCCAATCGTCAGGAAAACCTTGTAGTCTCTCACATTCAATAGGAGTTAGTCTTCTAATTTTAGAATCTAATGCTACTCCATTTGGGTTAGAGCTTCTTATAGTAAAAGCATCTTTGCCATTATCTTTACTATAATTTCCAAATGTTTCAGAGTTACCTAATTGAGTAGGTTGTACTACAGCCATATTACATCCTGTATCTAAGGTTTGAGATTGTTGTGTTCCTACTCTTCCTCGTTTGGTTTCACTACGAGGATGAGATAAATTTACAGAGTCTCCTGGTTTAGCTGTTTCATAACCCTGCTTAACTCCAGAGTTTACTTTTAAACCTCCACTTTGAAACAAGGAACATCCCCCCCTATCTTCAATGTCTTGCAATGAGAATTTGTTTTTATTGGTTGCCTTTCTCGGAAATTGCTTTTCTCTATTCCTTTTAATGCTTTTTGTGAGAGGAAATATTTGTTTTCCACTTCCTTCTCCAAGTAGTCCAACAAGATAGACTCTCTCTCTATTTTGGGGTAGAAACCAACTTGTATTAAGCAGTTGCCATTCAAGTCTATAACCCCCAATGTTGGCAAAGGCTTGGATAATTGCCCAAAAGTCTTCGCCATTATTTGAGGAGAAAGTTCCTTTAACGTTTTCCCATATAAAAATACGTGGTTTGCATTCGCTAATGAGTCGTATTGCTTCACTAATAAGGGAGCTTCTATTTCCCTGCATACCTTTTCTTTTTCCAGCCATACTAAAATCCTGGCAAGGTGACCCAAAAGTGATGAGGTCAATTTTTGGTAAGTCTTTTGATTGAATATTTGTAACTGATCCGACATATTTACTAGATTTAAAATTTTGTTTATATACTTCAATAGCATATTTATCTATTTCTGAAAAGTAAGATTCTATTTCAAACCCTGCTTTTTCAAATCCTAAATGAAAGCCACCTATTCCACTAAATAAATCTAGTTGTCTTAGTTTCATTTATAAAGTACCTTTTATTATATATTGGTCTATATCATAGTCTGCTTCTATAAAGTCTCTGTATATCTCGATACCTGCCATTACAGAGGCTTCTCCTTTTAGATAGAAGTTTTCTGAGCATTCCCAAACTCCTATATCTAAATTCTTTTTGTCTATACATAGAAACTTAAAGTCCTTGTAATCTATGCCAAATAGTTGGCAATAGATATAGACTTGATTATAATACTTATAGGCTTCTGCAGACTTATAGAAATTCTTAACATCTATAGTAGTTTTTAAATCTACTAAGCCTCCATTATTTTTTAGCACATCTGCTTTGCCTCTAAATGGATAATTATTAATTTCTCCAATTACAGGAACTTCAAACTTTGAGTCTTGCATTAAAGACAAGGCTGTTTCATTTCTAAGTAAAGCATCACATAATCTTTCAGCATCATTTTTCTCTTTCATTGTAAAAACTTGGTCGTGAAACTTTTTAGCTTCTTTATACTTATTAGTATTTTTACTTTGAACATCTACAAAAACAATATCATTTACTTTCTCTGGTTCTAATATCATAGTATGAAACAAATGCCCATCTCTTAAAGGTTGGGTTTCTGGAGAACCATATTTAGTTACATATAAATAAGTTTTAGCACTATCTAAAAGAAGTTTAATGGAACTACTAGACAAAGCATTTTTACCTAAAAAACCATAGTAATACTCGTCATCGTGCATCTTATCTAATACTTCTTGTTTTTCTATATAATAACCATCTAGTAATTTAATTGAATTTGTCATAGGCTTTATTTTTGTTTTTTAGAAGTTTTATTATAATCTCTTTCTCGTGTATAGTTTTATAGAGAGTAAGATTCTCGCTTTGTTCTTGTAGAACTTTAGACCTTAAATAGTCTATTTCTGCTATGTAAGTTTCTAGCATAATGTCTTTATAACTCATTGTTTTGTTTCTATTTTTTCGTTATCTGTTAATTTTTTACGCAAAATATTTCCTTCTAAATCTATAACTGTATAGCCTTGGTTTTTTAAAAGCTCTATAGCTTCTTTAATTAGTTTTACTCTTTCAAGTATTCGACAATGTTCAAATATTTGATTTTCAAATGCGTGGGGTTTGTGTGCCATTTTTCTTGTTTTTAATTTATTAAATTTTTAAATAATGAATCATAAATTAGTTAAAGATTTTAATTTTTTAACTTTAAGTTTTAACTTCTCGTTTTCAGATTCACACTTACGAGCTCTTTGAATAGCTCTAAGTTTATCACTACTATACTCTTCTAGTATTTTATTATGAATATACCTATCCTGTTGGAGGTTGTTACTATAAAATAAAATTTGTAGAAAAGCGTGAGTGAAGTCTTTTAAGTCTTTATGTGAAGACTCTAGTTTCCATTTTTGTAATAGGGAAATACAAAGTTCTGTACTATTATAAAATTCTAAATCTTTTAAGTTCTCTGCTTTATTCAAGATGTCTAATTTTTTCTGTTATAAATATAATAAAAATAAATAACTTAATCTGAGTTCCAATTTATTCTAGATGCTAGTTTCTCATCTAACAAATAAACTTCCTTTAATTCTTTCTTATTATTCCAAAGAGAAGTACTAGGGCAATACAATTCTTTAGTCTCTGGCATTTCAATATCATTTAACCAAAACAAATAGTTCCCTTTGTCGTCTGCTACAAAATAGAGTTTAACTATTGACTCTTCTAAAGCCATAATCTTATCATATTTATATTTTTCTAGCATTTTTTGTTTATAATATTTATTTCTAAATTTCATTTCAATTCTACAAGAGAATCCTTTAGGGGTTTTACCCTGGGCATCAAAATGCTCATAGCCTCCTCCACACCACTCAAGCTCCCAACCATCAAAGTTTAATAGACTTACTACAGCCTTTTCATATTTATTTACTTGTTCAAGTGTCATTTACTAAGTCTGTATTTTTTAGACTTTAAAAACAAATCTTGTAAGTCTTTAATCCAAGATACAGTAGGTTCTGGTTTACAAGTGCAGGGAAGATAATAGCGATGAGAAAAATACTTAGAATGTAAAAGACAAACTAAAACAAACTCTTTGTGTTCTAAAGTGTTCTTAGGATTTGCTCTAAACTCTTTCCAATCAAACCAATCTTCTCTATCCATTTCTATCAATTTTAAAATTATTTAAAGCCTCTTGTCTGTCCTCACACCCACAAGATTCATAACCTAAAATATCAATTACTATTTTTTTTACTAGCCATTTAACTCCTGTCCATTTAAAAACAAAAGCTAGTTTATCCCCAAGTTTTAGACTCATAATATTCAATTATTTGTTTTTTTATATTTTGTACTGTATTGTATAAAGAGTAATAAGAAATATTAGTGTCTCTACTTAGTTGACTAATCTTTTTATTATTTATAAAAATTTCCTCAAATATTTTTCTTTGATAGAAATTAAACATTTTATTCTTATCATAGTCTTTTAAAATATTCTCATCGTTTTTTACAATATTAGTAAAAGCTAAATAGTCATCGTGCAAATACCATTCCTGGATAGCTTTGTGATTATTAAAAGAATCGTCTAGAACATTGTCATTTAACTCTTGACTTAGTTCTGGCATATAATCTAGGCCCACTAGCTTTACTTTTTTCTCTGCTCTTTTTAAATCCCCAAACATTCTATATAAAGTTATATAAATAAAATAATGGTTAATTTCATTTTCATTATACATTATAGAAGTCTTATGTTTTTTAATGTAAGTATCTACTACGATATACATTTCTTGGACAAGATCTTTTGCAGTATCAATATTACATCCCCAATGCTTTAAATATCTAAACCAAAGCTCTTGATTCTTTACCAATTCCTTAATACTATCGTCCATTAAGATAGTAATATACCAAAAATATTTAAAAAGGTTGTCTAGTCTTATCTATTATTTTTTTCATAATACTAACTCCATTTATACTAAAACCTACATTATTTATTAAAGCTCTTAGTCTTATGGGTTCATCAATACTTGTAGGTCTTCCTCCTGTTTCAACTTCTTTAATTTTTCTTACGTGAAGCATACTAATCATAAACTCTGTAGGATGAGAAATAAACCGATGTACAACGAGGAAGTCGTCAGCACGATTGACGAATTTTCCCCCTCCTTCAACATCAGCTGCATTTGGAGGAAT